CAACTTTTCCTAAGCGATTTATACTCAGGCCGACCCATCTCAAGTTTACGATGAGAAGTTTTGCCGCCGTCCCAGGCATTGGCTTTTGGACCAAATTTACCTTTTTTGGCTGCGCTTTGTTTTTTTCTCATATCCTCATTCGATAAAGTTTCTGGCGCAAAAAGTTTTCTATAAAGCATCGGTTTAGTTAATGATCTTTTTTTGCCAATTCTAGATTCTGCTGCTTTATCTTGAGATTCTTTTGTCGCTTTAGGCGGTACAGATTTTTTAAAAACTCCAAGCCTGATATTACATGGTTTACAGTTAGCGCTGCTTTTACCAGTCTTTATATTCCAATGTTGAGAGTACGTCACAAAACGTTCCCATTGGCAAAACTGGCAAGTGATTACAAAAGATTTTAGTTTTCTATTTATTTTCAATTAAGTCCTCGTCACCGACGTTAACACCTGCTTTGAAGCGCTGGTGTACTGCACCGTCACCGTTGCGACCGTCGTCCCGCCACTTCCACCGAGTTTAAAAGTGTAAACCTCGCTCGAACTAGTCGGATAAGTCGCCAAAATGTAATCATAAGTGACGCCACTAAGGATAGTCCCAAGACCACCAGTGACTTGCATGTAACGTGATGTGGTACCGTCGCCATTGTCGGCGAAATTGTTATATTCCCGGTCCCTTTGCGATGGACTCAAAGCCAATGCTCACATCCTTGTAAAACCATGCATACCAATAACCACTGACAAACTGGATGGAATAATAATTAACAAACGCCTGCATCTGCGTGTTGTTCTCAAAGCAAGCGCGCATCAGCTGGTCAGCCGTGCGCGCCTTAATATAATGCGGGACCAGCAGCGCCGTAGGTCCGGCGCCACCGAAAATCTCAGCCATTAGTTATTATCTTTTACAACCAAAGGTGACTCAGCCACTCCAACACCTTGCTGACCGATAAGAAGGCCCTTCACGCCAAATTTCTGGTCTAGCACGCGCAGCATGGAATTTGATCCGTACTCCGGAGCTTTTCGCTCATCAAGCTGAGGACCTTTTTGGAAAGCCAAGGCAATGCCTTCTTGATCATACATGAAGTATTGCGAAGCGCCCAATTCAGGAGTGATGAAAACTGGCACGCCGTAAATAGTGCCAAGAGCACCAGAAGGAATAGCCGAAGTACCATAATCCTGAGCGGTCACGAATTTATTGATCGCCAGCATCTTAGCTTCTTGAGCAGGGCTGATCGCAAGACGTAGCAAGCGACGATCTGCTTTATGCTGAAGCAAAGTCTGACGCATTTCCAAAATCACTGCGTCAGTGATGTCGCCAGCGGTGGTAGTTGCAACGCCAACCAACTCCAAAGCTGCAATGATTTGAGTGTCCAAGTAAACTGCATGAGCGCGAGCTGCGCGCATTGCATACTCAGCACTTACATCAATCGAACTCTCGATTTCATCCATTGCGTCGATCAACCAGCTAACAGTCGCACGCTTATCCAAAGTCAAAGTGTCTTTAGCGAAGGTCAAATTTTGGATGGTCGCTTGAGTCGCAGTGGCGCGGTTTTCAACTGTAAAGCTTCCAGCTTTAGGAAACGAAACACTCGAAGCTCCTCTCACTGCATACCGCGAAACATCGTAAACCGTGCTCGCCAATACACTTGAACTGATGAGTTCACGCTGGACCAAATTTGCGATAATCTCAGCCTTAGTGGCTGATAACGCTGTATTCCCTGTAACTGCCATTTTAAATCCCCCCTTAAGAGATGTTTTTTAATCTTTTGCTTTTCTCAACTCTGCCCACAATTCTTCTTTGGTCATGTCCTTGAGAGGCTTTGCTTCCTTCTCGACAAACTTGCCAGGACCTTGAGTGTTTATCTTTGGACCAGACTTATTAAACAAATAAGTCTTTTCCTTTTTCAAACTCTCCAAAATCTCTGTCAACTGCGTGCGATCTGCCTTAAAAGTCTTTGCATCAACTTCCACTTGCGACAAATCAGCTAGCTTTACCAAAGCGTCTGGATCAATACAGCCAAGCTTTTGCGCTTCCTCACGTACTTGAGCGTCGAGACTTGAGTAAACAAAAGAATTAAAAGTCTCTTTATGCGTTTTCTCAAGCTTTTGCAGATCGCTCTTAAGCTTATTTATGAGTTCATCCTTATTGCCCTCAGCCATTAGCTTTGCCTGTTCAGCCTGAGCCAATGCGTCTGCCTGCGCCTTAAGAGTGTCCTTAAGCTTTTTTACTTCTGCGACTGTTTTCTTGTACGTCTCGTAGGAAACTTGATCTTGCCCACTGGGCTTAACCTTTGATTGATCATCGCCACCGGCGGATTGATCATCAGCACCACTGGTGCTTGTATCGTCTGACATAACTTTAGCCTCACTTTGTTTTTGTTTTCAAGTCCTGATTTTATAATCTATTTCTAACTCTAAGTCCGCGTCTAATAAATTGCATGCAGATCGTGCGAATGCGATTTGTAAACTGAGCATCGTTTTTAGTCTGGTCGTCAAACATCGAAAACCCACGCTTCGCCAACCACTCTGCAAGCTGTGAATTCTTAACCACTTTGCCAATGTAACCGCTTTTTCCCAAATACCTCGGATGATCACCTGCAAAGAAAAAGTTAATCACACCCTTCGCGCCAAACGCATACTTAAGCGAGTCAATCAGCGCACCCGTAATCGTCAAATTACTTCTCGTTAGCTCAAAGGCTGGATGTGTTGCGTTATACTTTGCAAGGTAAGCCCTGTTTTTTATGGTCGATGTTTTGAGCTTCGGTAATGTTTTAGACGCAGTGATAGGCCTGCTTATGCGCGCCTGATATTTTAAGCGTTGAATTGCGAACTCACCAACCGCAGTCTTTAGCTCTTGGTCGCTTATGATTTCATTGACCGCTTTTTCAATGTCGAGCTTCACTTTGCCTGCGACGCCTGACTTATCAAAGTTCACTTTAAACATCGTCCACACCAAAGTTTCGAAGCCGATCTAGCACAGCCAGCGCATCGCTCTCAGTGTCGACGGTGAATTTCTGCGATTGCTTTATGCGCTCAAGGTCTGGCTTAAACTGATTTAGTATTTCAGCCATCTCGGCTTTGCTTATGCCAAACCACGGACGTTTAGGCACCGTGTCCCCAACCAGGTGGTTGAAGGCCTTAGGTATTTGAGCGTCGTCTGTGATGCCAATCTTGATAGCGTTACCACTCGTGCTAAGCACATCCATGCTCGCAAGCATATCGCCGGTCAAAGTCATATTGACTTGGCCCTTCTTCTTACCCGCTGCCCTAAACTCAATGCTATCCACATACTCTTTTGAGTATGGGCTTTTAAGCTTCACCGGCGTCGCTGATCCGTTGGAAGAAAACCTAACCCCTTCGCCAGCCTCTGTGCGCGACTGAATGCGGTCAATGATCGCCTGCGCTATCGCTTCCTTTATCGGCCTTGCCTCTGACAGATCAACGCCGGTCAACTCTTTAAGGTCAACCGTCTGCTCGATCTGACTAAGCGTCACCGTTGGCGGTTTCATCTATCACCTCTGTGTCGTTACCAATCGTCGCACCAGGAGTTGGTACAGGCGCACCAGGTTTTGGTACACTCATGCGCATCCGTTTTTCTTCCTCGAGCTGCGCTAAATATTTAATCGCACTATCCTCGTCAAAACCATAAAGTTCCATGAGCGCTGCCTTCTTAGTCAAAAGTCCCATGTCCATACGCTTTATGACACTGTCCTCAATCTCAGATTTTGTCTGCACCGACGACGGCTCTGTAAACTTGATTTCCATGCACACATCGTCTGGTATTTGACCAAAAAGCAGGTCGTCTTTTAGCATCGACTCATCAGTCACATACTGCATAAGGTTCGACCAATCGCGCATCAGTTCAAATAGCTCAGTTTCAACCCTGCGAAATAAATCCATGTCCTCCTGGCTTGCTTGAAACTTTTCAATATGCGCAAGTAAATGATCAATGCCGCTCGCAAATGATTTCACATCGCCCTTGCCACTGACCGTATTCGTGTCAACACCCTGAGCGCTTAAGAACATTTTAAGCTGTGAATTGATGATCTCAAGCCCTGCATTTAAATCAGGACTCGGTGTCGCAAACTCAAAGCTCGGCTGAGGCGCCTGAGGATTTGGATCTTGCTTAAGCCAGATGAGTTTTGCAGGCCCAACCGACACATCTTTAGGCTCTTCAACCGAATGGATCACGGCTTGGCTGTACCCTTGGATGCGTGAAATCTCAGCTAAGTCAGACAATTGAGTGAGCAGGTCAATCGTAAACTCTGGCACCGAGTTGCCACGTCTAACGAAGAATTGAAAATCCTTTTCAGTCGCAATATCGACAAAAGGAAGTCTGCCGATAGGATTTTCAATCACCTCGCCCACAATGTCGCCGTAACCATCGCATGTCATATGATATTCATTAGTCCAAATCACATACCTGCGCTGCGCCTTCATGCGGTCGTTGTCGTCTGCGATCTTTTGGTTACGCCGATCGTTTTGGTTGTAACTCTGATCAACCGGCGCCACTTCGCTCGAGCGCGTGTCCCGGTCCCAAACGTTCATAATGTAAGCAAACGCTTTTTCTGGATTGTTCTCATCAGGCACGACGTCGTAATCCTTAGGCGTCAAAGCCCTAACCTTTATCTCGCCATCCTTCGGCACCACCCATAAAGCCGCCTGCGAGTGGAGTTTGTAATAACGATTTGCCAAACGCATCTGCTCATCAACGCATGCATAGTGGTAAAGGTCCTCTAAACCGTCATCAACACCTTCTGGTGCATTTGAAAAATGCCTAACAGGCTCTT